GTGACTACGTCGAACGGGCTTTTGCCGGTTGCCGTTTTAAAGCGAAGCCAGCCGATGTAGTAGAACTTGTCGGGGCCTCCGTCGTTGAACTGATAGCGCAGCGTCATTTCGACGTCGCCGAGGTTGTGGCCTTTGCTGTTGAATACGTTGTCCTGTGCGGAGCCCGTAAAGATCTCGCGACTGACCGTGTCGGTCGTCGAATACACGTAGGGAACGCGCACTTCCGCTTCCATGCGGTTCGTGATCCCGTAACGCACGGCAAGCGCGCCCGTCAACACGGTCGACTTCACCTCGCGCACATCGATGAGACCGATCAGCAACGCAGGGACGATCGTGTAGCCGACGAGCGCAACGCGGTCCGATGACGAATAGCCGAACTGAAACGAAGGCTCGACGACGAATTTGTGTTTGGGCGTCAGCACGCCCGGCTGATCGAAAATCGGTGCGACGGGGGGCGGTGCGGTCTGGGGTACAGGTGCCTGGCCGACTGGCTGAGCAGGCTGCGACGATGCGGCCGCCTGCGTCGGCTGCACGTTGCCGGGGACAGTCTCGGCCGTTGTCGCACCGGTCTCGACCGCCGTCGTATTTCCGCTGGCATCGCCCGTACCTGTGCCACGCTTGTTGGCGAGCACCGCGGTGTCGAGCGCACGACTGAGGCGCGTGTAATTCGCCTCTTCGTCAGCCAGTTTGTGCTTGAGCGCTTCCAGCTCGCTCAGATGCCGGTCGACTTCCTGTCGCAGCGTGGAGATGTTTTCCTGCGCCGACTGCGCTTCGAGCGACTGCGCACGCGATTCTGCATTGAACAGCAGAAGGGATGCATACGCGATGGTTCGGATGTGGCGAGATGGCATGGGCTTCACGGTGCTTCTCCATGAATAGGCTGGCAGATTCCTCCCGAGTGCGCTTGAACGACATGCCCGCATGGGCCGGGTACACCCTTCATCGGTAGAAAGGCCGTGCTTGCATGCCGGGATGTTACGTCGAGAGTGCCGCCAAAGCGTCATGTCACGCCTGCCGTCGAGCCGACGGCAGACCTAGAAAGGCTAATGCAGGCGAGCGTTGCCGCCAATCGAAAAGCCCCTGCTTGTATTGGGCGCCGCACATGTCACTGAGTCATTCATATGGCGAGAAGGCATCGGCGAAGCGCTTCGCCGGGAGAGGCGTTGCTTCGCGTCTTGCCCGAAATCGTTGTGCGGCACTCCTTACGATCACGGCATTCGTTTGCCGGAGTTCCTTATGATCCCGCCCGTATCGGATTCGCAGGGCAGCCCACACGAGCCCCGTCGCGAACGCGATGAAGGAGCGCGGCAGCAAGGCGGTGCGAAGGCGCGCCCCAAACAGCCTGCATTCGAAGAACTGGACATTCGGCCTGACGCGCCACCGTCCCGGCCAGCCAATGCCCGCACCGCGCGCGACGGCCCCGAGTTGCCATCTGAGGCGGCGAAAAAACGCGATGCGTCGGCGAATGAAGCAAGCGAATTGCGTTGGATTGCAGCGGACCCGACGCAATCGTTCATCGCCGGCGAACCTGGCAACGTCGTCGTGGTTGGTCCCGAGGGATACAACACGGTGGTGGGTGTGGCGACCGAAGCAGGGACGGTTCTCACCGGAGATGGGCGCGCGCTCAGCGTTCACGAAGCAATCGCCATGTCGCTTGCCTTCGGCGACGGATCTGCGCCTTTCTATCTCTCCATCGATGGGGCAGAAGACGGCGGGGCCGCTTCGCTTGGCCAGCGGTGGGCATCGATATCGGGTGTTGACGTCATCGTCCGGACGCCAACGGTCAAGCGCGACACCACGGGGCGGACGGTCATCGAGGGGAAAGGGCCGCTGCACCGCTTTTCGCCCAAACCGTTCGAGGCACGCCCCGCTCGCCTCCGGATCGAAAACGGGAAGCTCGTCACGCTTGGGCACACAGGCAACCGGGCTGCACTGCCCCGGGCCCACCTGCGCGAAAAGCTCGGCTCGGGCGGTGAGGGGGCTGTATTCCGTCTGGGGGAAAACCTCGCGGCCAAACTATTCTTCCCCGATGTCGATGCGCTTGGGTTGATTGCACGGGGCAGGCGCGTGCTTGAACGGCGCGCGGGCGAAGGGTTCCGCGTCGCGAACGACCTCGGGGCGGCCCGACGCTCATCGGGCGGCCTCGTCGTCCAGTATCTCGAACTCGGCGCGGCGAGCGACAAGGACATTCTGATCCCCGCTGCGTCGGAGCACGAAGCGGTGGGCCGGCTGCCTATTCACGGCTATTTTTCGATCGATCGGGCACGTGCGCAGATACTTGGAGCGCGCACAGTCGTTGAACTCGACAAGATGCGCGAGTTGCTCGAAACCCATCGACCGTTTCATCGAGACCGCGAGTTCAACGACCCCGAGATCATGTTCGATCGGGACGGGTTGCCGTACCTCAGCGACCCCGTGCAAGACACTCAGGAGGACTTTCCGACCCCGGAGCCCGATGCGCTGCATGCAGAAACGCTGCAGGTGATCGCGCAATTGCGTAAGGTGGCGCAAGCGAACGCCACGGCTTGAGCATGCCGCCGGGCCGATTTCACGCTGGCTGAAGATCCCGGGAGCCAGGAGCGTGCGCCGAACCAACTGCGCGCCAGTAACGGCTCGATCCAGGATATCCGTGACTACTGGCGCGCTGGGCGCAAGTACTACGAACCCGCCGATATTCGTGTGCCCGTGCTGCTTGTCCATGGCGAGTGGGACATCGACGTGCCGATCGATCTTGCACAGGCGTTGTTCCTCGAACTCAGGAACGCGCCGTACCGCCAGTGGGCTGAAATCGGCGAAGCCACGCATCTTGTGCTGCTAGAGAAGAATCGTCTGCTCGCGTATCAGGGCACTCCCACAGCTTTTCGCAGGCCAGCGTCGGCCCGAAATCGGCGTAGCGATCCCGAATGATCGCCACCGCCCGGGCTGCGAGATCGCCGTCGAGTCGACGATTGCCGGGCTTGGTTCGATGACCAGAAACCAGTCCAGCCGGCCCGTGTTCCCGAAATCGGGCAGCCAGCCGACGAATCTGTCGCGTCGTCAACTCCAGCCGGTCGGCTGCACGCCATGGCTGCAGCTTGCCGTCCACCACGTCCTGAATGACCTTGAATCTGTCCAGCTCGCGCATCGTCATCGTTATCCGTTCTGTCGCAGCCATCTAGGCCTCCAGCACCGGGAACTCGGCGGCCGGATAGCTTACGCTGCTCGGAAGCGGACATTTCTAAGTAGCCAGAAGCGGACATTACTAAAAAGCCGCTACACACAAAAAGTTGATAATTCATGTTATGTCAAATTGCAGAAGCTAACTGAAGCAAGGCAGACGACAGCATTCGCGAGGCTTTTTGTAATACGATTTACAAAAGCTTACAGTTTCTCCAGTCGCAATTGCCATGACCGCCGCCGCGCCTCGCCACGGGACGCTCTCCGATTTTCTCGCGCTCACCGATGGTCTGTCCATCGCACGCATCGCCTCGATCCTTCGCTGTTGCAGTCGTACGATTCGCAACTACATCGCAGGCCGCTCGCCAATCCCATGGCATCGCATCGAGCTGCTTCGCTTGCTCGGTCGTGCGTCCAACGCGGCGCAGACGCCGGCAAACCCACTGACACAGGCGCCGAGCACGCCCGAACCGTCCTGTATTGCAAACCTTGAGCCGGACCCGGCCTCGCCCGACGTTCCCCCGGACGAACTGCTCGCATGGGTCGGCGTGCATGCATCTCATTACCTATCGAGCCAACGCAGCTTCGCCCACTACGTCCGTGGGTGGAACGTTGTCGAGAAAATCCGCCGAGCCAAGCGGGATGGCACATTCTCGGCCGTCCTCGCACGATGGCATACGCTATCGGTCGAGCTACCGCGCATGTGGCGCAGCGGTCCGCTTTGGTCTGGTATTGGGCCGCCGGCCTACTTTTCCAAAAAAGACGACCCATAATCGTCCCTCGGTGCCGTCGTTCCACTCAACTTAACGAGGTAAAAGTATCTCATTTAGGAAAGTTCCGTATTGGTAGAATCTGCCCGCAAATATCAGAACAACGTTGAGAGTGTCGATGCTACAAGCGTCGCAGATTGACTATTCCGAGGAAAAGAAGGATGCGAAGAAGAGTTGCAGTAGTAGGCGATCGTTTGTCGAGCGGTGGAAGCGTCTTGCCGGGCAGCAGTAGCTTGCCGGTCACGATGAACGGGCATCAGGTGGCACGAATCGGCGGCCCCGCGTTTTGCGAAGCCTGTAAAACCACCGGGGTAATCGCAAAAGCCGGCGGCCCGTATCGCTTAAGCATGGCCGGGGAATGCGTACTTGATCAGGACATCGTATTTTGCGGTTGCTCGAAGCCGCCGAAGGTTGTCGCTCAATTGGCCGGCGAGTCCTGGTGCGACGACATGATTGAGGGACATGGCGAAGTGGTATCGGGCCTCACGGCTACAGGCGGTGTCGCATCGGTAAAGAAAGGCGCGTTCGACGAGAGCGTGAAGGCCATCGTGGACGGCCCCGAAGGCTACCCCTACTACATCGAAACCTCTGACGGCCGCGTGCATTCCGGCCAGCTCGACGCGAGCGGGATACTCCCCCGGATCCATACAGGAGACAGCCCGGACGACTATGTCGTCTATTGGGGTGACGAAGCCATCGCAAAAAAACACGGGGAGTGAAGCATGCCGAACAAGTCCACGAAGGTCCGCACGAACAACACCCCCGGCTCCGTGAAGGAAGTTCCGCTTCAAGCGATCACATTCAAACAACTATGGGACAACTACCCATCTGGGAACCCGTATGACAATCCAGCGTACACCGACCAATGTGCGATTCGGATGAGCGTTACCCTGCATCGCGTTGGCGTTGAAATGAAGTCGTTTTCGCAAAAGACCGTCAAGCCGATGTCGGGCGCGGCCACCATTGGCCGCATCATACTCGATGGCAAGGCCACGGCCACGCGTGCTGACGAGCTTGGGGAGTGGCTGCAACTTCAACCCTTCGCAGGCCTTCCGAAAGCCGAAAACATCACGGGAGCTGATTGGGAGTCCAAGGTAAAGGGGCGAACTGGAATTATTCAGTTCTCCCGATATTGGACACGGACGGGTGAATCAGCAGCAAATGCGAGCGGCGGACACATCGATCTATGGAATGGGTCTCGTCTGACGGTTAGTAGCGCGCCTGACGCCGTCGCGACGTACAGTCGCGTGGTGGGCCTTCAATCGCTCTTCCCGGGAACGTCGTTCGGCTGGTCCGATCTTCGAAATTCGAAGCAGATATTGTTCTGGGAAATCAAATGATGCGGCGACTCATCGGCACGATCGGATTCGCAATCGCGGGGCTCGCGAGTTCGATCGCTTGGGCGGCGATCGACAGCCGCTTATGTTCAACGTTCTCGCGGCTGTGCTCTCCGCCGGCCGGTGAGTGCGGTGGCGGTGTCGATACGTGCATCGCGACGACGCACACGAGCATCGACCTGTTCGCATACCTCTTCGGCCCACCGATCCTGTTTGGCCTACTCGGTTGGTGCCTGTTTGGCCGCCCTCGCTCGCCGCACGTTACGGCCGTATACCTTGCGTCCGCGATTGCTGCCGATTGGCTTTTGACGCTTCTCGGCGTTCGAATCCTTCACATTTGATCCAGCGCTAACAAGGTCAAATGAAGCGTTTCGCGATTGCAATGCTCGGCTTCCTTTGGGGCGTGGTCGTCACATGGGCAACTGTCTACGCCGTGGCGAGGATTCATTGGCCCACGAAGGCCGTCAGCGGTAGCGCATGCAACGACATGGAGCATTGCGCCTCTCATGCAGCGTTCGTGACGGGCCTATTCGCATCCCTACTCTGGCCTGCGGCCGCGTTCGCCGTATTGAATGGAGTTGCCTATAAGCGGTGGTCCGGCCGTAAATGGGGCGCGGTGTTTTGCGTCGTGACGATCCTCGTTGAACTCTTCTACCTTGCGCCCCATGTGGCATCGACGTTGGGACTTGTCAGGTAGCCGCACCGCGCGACGGCGGACGTACATGTCTAGGGCATTTAACGGCGAAGGTGCCGGAAATGCGATCGGTGCTTGTCCGTCGTCGGATCGTCGCGCACTTCCAACTCGAGTTGCGTCGTGAAGCCAGCATCGCCGGTGATCGTATGCGTTGCCTCCTTCACGAGCCACGACGTTTCATCGATCGCCGGTTTGAATCCCGCAACGGTCACGGGCTGTTCGGGGAACACGTCAGCGCGGCCGAGCCCGAGCATGTACGACAGCGTCGCTTGGCTACGCTTGACACGTGCGAGTTCCGCCTCGGCGGCCGCGCGCGCCTCCGCTTCGGTCGCATAGTCCTCGGGCAGCACCTTCACGTTCCTGTTGTTGTCCCCGCCCACGATGACGGACTTGCGCTTGCCCTTCGCGTTCGAATGGTAGTGCGCGCGCACCGCCTTGTAGCTTTCGCGCTCGGCGACGTGATAGCGATGTTGATCACCATCGGCCCGCGTGAGGGCGAGAACCGCGAGCGCCTTCCCGCTCACCGTTTTGCCCGATCCGATCGGCATGAACAACAGGTTGTTGGCCTTCACCGTCATCACGGCGTCGTAGCGCTTCGCCAAGCGCGTGAGAAATGACATGTCGCTTTCGTGCGTCTGGTCGATGTGCTCGATCAGGGTCTTGCCGATCGCCACGCCGACCTTCGCCATCAGCGAATGCCGGCCCGCGATGGCTTTCACGATGTCGGCAATCGTCATGCCGTGCCAGCTCTTTTCGCGACGCTCGTGCATCGTGTTCGTCATCGAGGCCGACTTGGCGCGGATCGTGAGAATGTCGGGCGCCCCGCTATGCTCGACCTCGTCGACTGTAAAGCTTCCCTTGCTCGTCAACGGCTCGCCCACCCAGCCAATCGCTAGATCGATCGCGGCGCCGCGATTCGGAAGGTCGAACGCGCCTTTCGAATCGTCCAGAACGATGTCGAGCGTATCGGCCTGCTCCGCGCGCGACTCGCGCAGCGTGAGGCTGATCAAGCTCGGCGCGAACAGACGCGAGATGTCGCGGCCGGCGAGCGTGATGCGATAGTCGGCCTGCGGCTGCCGGCGCACGACCATGCTGGTTTGACCGCTCATGCGCCCCCCGACGACTTTTCGAGGACGACGGACACAACCTTGCTGACCGCCTCACCGCTGCCTCGCGCAATCTCCTTTGCTGCCGTTACCGCTTCGTTGAGCTGCATGCCGCTCGCCGTCGACAAGCCTTTAATCGCGGCCGTCGCGGCTTGCGTCGACAAATTCGCGGCAACGCCGATTGCGGCCGCCTTCAGCGAGTTGACCGACAGGTTCTTGATCTTGTCGACCATGTTTGCCGCGGCTTTGCCGATCTGCACAAGGTCGCTCAACGTCTGCTTGGCCGCCGCATCCGCTTCGTTGCCGTCGCCCTGCTCGGCCGCGAGCGTCTCGTCGGCGACGCGTTTCAATGTCAGGTTGAACTCGATCTTGCGCGCGATGCCTTCGTCGGTGTGATACGTGGCGGTCTCGTTTAGGCTTTCGATGACGTAGGCGCCGTAGACCGTGCCCACGCCGTCGACGAGCACGTACGCATCGCCCACATCGCCCATCTTCGCCAGCTCGTCGAGCGACGCAATCGTGCCGAAGCCATTGCTCGCCGCAACCATGCCATTGAGCGTAATCGAATCATCGCCGGCGCCGGTGTACTGGCTCGCGTCGCGCGTGCCGACCCGCGAGCTGGTGCGATGCTTCCAACTGCGTTGGCGCCGCAGTTCCTTGTAGGGCGCCGATTGCAGGCTGAACACGAACTGATCGAGGGACATCATCATGGGCAGTTCTCCTTCTTCATTCAGTCCGACAAGCGGGCGTTGACGCGGGCCAGCTTCGAGCGCTCGCGGCGGTCCAGCTCGGCGCGCACGGCTTGCGCGATCGTCGTAGGATCAGCCCCCGGGGCCGGATGGATGTTGATCGAGATCGAGGCAATGCCCCCGCCGGCTTGATTTCCGGCCGCTGGTGCCGTTGCGAGCGGTCCGCGAGCGTCAAGCGGTACGGTCGAGCGCACGAGCGGCTTGGCGGCCGCTGTAGCCGCCGGCATCCCGAAAGCGGTCGTCGCGACAAGCGCGAGCCCGGTTGCAGCCTTCGCAACGCGGCCGTGCTCGCCTTCGATGCCGATCGCGGTGCCCTGCCCGATGAATCCGCCCAGCTCGCCAAAGACGCGGCTCGGGCTGTGAATGCCGAGCTTTTCCTTGAACCATCCGACCGTCGCACTGGCGACGTTCACAATCGCATCTTTCACGGCACCCAAGCCGCTCGTGATGCCGTTCACGAGGCCCGAAACGATGTTCGAGCCGAACCCCGCGAACCGCGCCGGCAAGGCTGAGAACCACGTCACGGCCGCCGCGAACGTTGCGCGCACGCCATCCCACAGCCCGCCGAAAAACGTCTTGATTGGCTCCCAATACCGGTAGATCAGGTATGCGCCGAGCGCGATCGCGGTGATGGCGAGTCCGATCGAATTCATCAGCATCATGCGGCCGACGAACATGATTGCCGTGCCGACGAGTCGAAAGGCGCTCGCGCCCATTCCAAGCATGCGCACGAGTAGGCCGCCCTGCATGCCGAGCGTCGTCATGCTGAAGCGCAGCACGGCGAGCGGTCCGAGCACGCCGGCGAGCGCAATCGTCAGCGTGCCGCAGACGACGAGAATCGCGGCCAGCGCCGCGAGCGCGGTCAGAATCACCTTCGCAGCCGTGCTGTGCTCGCGCATTAAGCCAATGATTTTCGAAGTGGCATCGGCGGTCATTTGCAAGCCGGCGTTATAGATCGGCATTACCTTCTCACCGATTTCGAGCTTCAAGTCGTGCAGCTTCGCGAGCGCGTCGAGTTCGCGCCCGGCCGTCATCTGCTGCGCCTTGTCGTTCAACTGGTCGATACCGTCCGCGCCGGCGTTCAACTTCTCGTTCTTGTGGATCTGCCCGCGCTGCATGTACATCGTCGTGAACAGATTCGCTGCCGTGCGATTCGTGAAGATCGTCGAAATCGTGTCCTTGACCTTGTCTGGGTCCGTGATGCCCTTGGCGGCCAGCTTCGGCAACAGCACCTTTTCGAGCCATTCAAGCGGCGAGGCCTTGAGCATGTCACCGCCCGCGAGCGCGCCCGGCTTGACTTGCTTGATCATGCCGATCTTGTTGTATTCGATCATTTTCGGATCGAGCAGCCCGAGGCCTTGCATGACCTTCGCGGAACGCACGGTCGTCTTGCCCTGGTAGACGTTGCTGTAGGCCGACATGAGGCCCGTACCGACCGCGTGGCCGCCCATCTCTTGAATCAGCGGTTCCATCTGGTAGTAGAACGCGTCTTTGCGCAGCTGCTTGGCTGCGACGCCCCCCGTCTGGATGAAGTTGCGCCACTCGTCTCCGCCGACGCGCCCGCCGGTTGCCGTCAGCACCTTCTGCACCATGTTCGCTTCGTCCTTGAACGTCGCTTGGTCCTTCGTGCCGCCGCGCAGCTCGATCACCTTCAACATGTTCATGAACTTCTCTTCGTTCGCGTGCGCGTCCTCGGCGCCGAACATCGATTCGTTGGCGAACTTCATTTTCGAAAGCGTCGGCATCACCATTTGCGCGTGATGCTCGTCCGCGAAAATCGTCAACGAGTCACGCATCATGGTCAGGTTGTCGGTGGTCGACACACCGTAGACGCGCATCGCTCGCGCGTACTTCTTCGCGTCTTCTGTGGCGTGATCGCCGAGCCCGAGCGCCTTGATTCGCATTTCTTCCGCTTCGGCCTTTTTCGATTCGTCGATCGTCTCGCGCAGATCGCCGACGATGTGCATGCCGGTCGAGCGTGCCGCGTAGCCTGCAACCGCCATGTTCGCGGCAACGCCTTGCACCTTCTCCATGCTCTTGCGCGCGGCCGAGACGCGCCGCTCACGCTCGCCGATCGCTTCGAGCTTGCGCATTTGCTCGCCCATCACCGTATTCGTTGCGGCCATGTTGGTGCGCAGCTCGCGCTCGTGCTGCGCCAAATTGCGGGTATTGATGCCGGCGCCGGCGAGCTGGTCGCGCAGCGTTCGCACGCGCATCGACTGCTTTTCGTGTTCGGCGGTGAGGCGCGCGGCCGTTTGCTTCGCCTTCTCGAAATCGGCGCTCATCTGGCGCGACGGCGGGCCGGCCGCACGCAGCGACGCGGCCAGCTCGGCGACGCGCCCGCGCGCCGCTTTGAGCTGCGAAGCCGTTGCGGCCAGCCCGCCGCGCATCTCGCGAAACTCGCCGATGCGCTTTTGCGTCCTGCCCATTTCGGCCAGCTCGCGGCGCGTTTCCTTGAGCGTGCCGGCAAGCCCCTTGCTCCCCGCGAGGATGGTTTTCAGGGGCTTCGTCATGTTGTCGATCATGTCGAACACAACGCGAAGTTTCAGGGCGTTATCCATCGTTCTGACTCGAGAATCGGACGCGCGCGCGCTCGCGCCAGTCCATCAGTTCGGCAAGGCTGAAGGCTTCCATCGTCGACGGTGCCCAGCCGAACACCGTCGCAATATCGGCCATCGGGTCTTCTACGCGGTCAGGGATTCCATGCTCCGCTTGACCGCATTCGTCATTAAAAAACCGGCGAAGATGCCCCCCAGTTGCACCAAATCCGCGGGGTCGAGGTTGGACACGTCGCGATCGGTGAGCGTCGGCGAGCTGATTCGCGGCAACACCTTCGAGAGTGCCGTCACGTCGAGATTGACGAGGTCGGACAACGACACGCCCCGCAGCTCGCCGGCGCTCGGCTTACGCAGCGTGATGCGCTCGATCGTCTGGACGCCGCGCACGATCGGCGTATCGAGCGTGTAGGTGTTCGGGTCCTGCGCAGGTTGCTCGCCGGCGTCGTCGTGAGCGTGTGCGGCGTCGGCCGTGTTCATGTTCGGATCGGTTTTCTTCATGGTCGGATGGATTGCTGGTGGTGATGACGTGGCCCGCGCTGTTTGCGCAGGCCGAGCGGGTGAACGCGTTACAGGCCGATTGCAGTGCGCAACGCGGCGAGCAAGTCGTTACCGTTGATCTTCTCGATTGCATTGACGAAGTCCAGTTCGATAATGTCTTCGCCGTTGATGCTCAGCTTGTAGTAACTCGCCACAGTCGTGACCTTGAACGAGGTGTCTTCCTTCGCCTTGGCTTGGCCGGGCTCGATTTCCATGTGTCGGCCCTTCACGACGATTTCCACCGCGTCGTAGCTGGTCGAATCCTCGGCCTGATAGCCGCCGGCAAAGCGCAGTTGAACGCCGTCGTGCTGCGTGATGCCGTACTGCTTCAACACGCTTTTCATGAAGCCGCCGGCGGTCCACTCCATCTGAATCGCTTCGTTGCCGAAGTCGACTTTGACGGGGCCGCTCATGCCCCCGCCTTGCCAGTCCTCCATCTTCCGACTGAGCTTGGGCAACGTGATTTCCCCGATCTGCCCGACGAAGTTTTCGCCGTTGTGAAAGAGGTTGAACCCCTTCAGTTTGCTCGGCATACCCATGTTCTTTTGCTCCTATGTGTGGCTTGCGTGGCGCCGCGGTTACGCGTTGACCTTCGAGGCGAAGTCGGCCAGATAGCGGTCCGTGATGCGCTGACGCAGGGTGAGGTTTTCCAGGGGCGGAACCGGCGTGTAGTCGTAGTCGATGTAGGCCTGCCCCGCTTTGAGCACGTCCGTCGTGTTCGGCTCCGGGTCGAACCAGGACGTGCCGCCAATCAGGTAGCCCAGCGACACCCACTGGCGAAACTTGCCGTTGATGCTTTCGATGATGTCCCGCGGCAACGAAGGGTTCAGCGGTCCGTCGACGTTCACCATTTGCGCGAGCGCGATCGAGTCGCCGACGACTTGCGCGGTGCGCGTGTAGTTCTCGAACGCGTACAGCGGATCGGCCGAGCACGTGCGCGAGCCCCAGAAGCGATAGCCGTCCTGATTGATGAGCGTGGTTACCTCCTGCTCGTTCAGGTAGCCGGCATCGGTGGCCGGGTCCATCAGATCCCAGGACACATCGGCGCTGATACCCGTCACGCCGTTGACCGCGACATTCGAAAGCGTCTTATGCCAGCCGATGTCGTTGTCGATCTTCGCGCGCAGGCCCATCGCATAGGCAACGGCCGGCACCTCAACCGTCGCGTTCGCGGTGTCATCCCAGGCGAGGAAATTGGGCCAGAGAACCATCAGCTCGCGCGCGGCGAACTGTTTGCGGTAGGCGGTTGCATCCTCCTTTGTCTTTGCGCCGTTCGCGAAGACGTAGGCGAAGCCCTTGAGCGCCTGCGAGGTCGTGACGAGCGCGTTCGCGACCGGCTGCGTATCGAGGCCGGGTGCGCCGAGAATGCGCGGCTTCACGCCGAGCTTGGCTTGCGCCGTCAGCAGCGCTTTCATGCCGGTGTACTTGCCATCGGCCGTCACGGTGCCGATGACGTTCGTGGTCGTGGTGGCCGCATCGGCGCCCTCGGCGACGCGCACAACGATCGTAATCGGCTTGGTTTGCGCGCCGATCGCCGTCAGTGCCTTGCGCAGGGTGCCTTTCGTGCCCCCCTTGCCAAGCGCCGCAATCACGTTCGTGATGAGCACCGGGGTATCGAGCGGAAAAGTGGTGGCGTCGGCATCCTCGGCCGTGCACACGAGGCCGAGGATTGCCGTCGAAATCGAGCGAATCGGCCGCGTGCCTTGGTTGATTTCGACGAGCGTTACGCCGTGGTGGTAGCTGTCTTGCGCCATGCTGTGAACTCCAGATTGCAGACTGTGAATAGGGGGCGGTCAGCTGTTTTCTGCGGTCACAAAATCCGGCGCGGCCGGAAGCGCCACGTTGGGCCAGCCGGCCGCCTGCGGCAGATCGCGCAGCGCCTTTCGGTACGCGAGCAGCGCGGCGAACTGGTCGGCCGTCAGCGACGTGCCGTGAGCGAGCAGCGTTTCGTCTTGGTGACGTGCGACGAGCCAGTCAGTCGCGGCGAGCGCCGCGTCGCGCTCGGTGCGCTTCGCGTCGGCAAGCTGATCGGCGGACGGTGGAAGCGGGTCGAGCACGACCGGCTCGCCGTTTTCGTCGACAGCAATACGCTTACCTTTGCTCTGTCCGTCGAGCAGCATGCGATATTGATCGTTGGTCAGCTCAATCGTCGCCGCACGTTCGGGTGCCGGGCTGATTGAGTCGTCATAGAACGCCGTGATAGTCCGGGCGTCGTTATATGCTGCGCGTTTTTGTGACATGTTCCGTTCACCACCCAATAACAAGATATTTGGAACCGATAGCTACACGCCCACCCGACGTGTAGCCGCCCACATTCATCCCTGCCAAGGCGATTGCTGACGCGCTTACATTGCCAACCGTGGACAGCGTTTGACATCCGAACGCCACACAGAACGCTGCATTCGGAAATGCGATCGGATACGAGACTCCTACATCGCCTGACGATGATGTAGTCAGCGAACCCCACTGCAGAATCAACCCGCCAAGCCATGTCGGGAACGAAAGGTAGCCAGAGCTCCCAAGGCTGATATTGAAGCCAGCCCTTAGCTTCTTCGGCGTGACGATGGTCGTGTCGTCGGCGCCGGCATTTGTCTGCGCCTGCGTAGCAACCTTGGCCGTGCCCTGCGTTGTTTCGGCAGCCTGTTCGGCCTTCATCCATGCCGTTGTGGCGAGTGCCGTGCTGTTGTCGCCCTGTGCGGGTGTTGCTCCGGTAACGATGCCGTTGGCGGCCGCCTTCAGCAGTCGGCCCAGAGCGGCGAGATTGGATGCGAGAGACATAGCTCGATTCGTTCCTTGTATTCATTGGTGCTCGGTTACTTGAACTCTGCTGCTCGATCGGTTCTCACCGATCCGCGGCAGGCTAGCGTCCGAGTGCGATCCACGAGACGCCGATATTTGCGATGCCAGTCCCGCTGTAGTTCGTGCCATAAACGGAATACGACGAAGCGCTAATCACCTGTGCCCCACTGGAAAACCCGTTGGTCGCGCCTTCGGTCACGCCGGCGATGATTTGCATGGCGCCGGTGGGAAAGGTGATCGGAAACGACCCGGTGGCCGTGCCCGACGATCCCGTACTCAACGCCCCCCACTGAACAATCAATCCGCCCAACCACGTTGGGAGCGCGATATATCCGTTCGACGTGAGCGAAATCGCAAAGCCCGCGCGCAGCTTCTTCGGCGTCACGATCGTTGTGTCGTCGGTGCCCGCGTTCGTTTGGGCTTGTGTGGCAACCTTGGCCGTACCCTGGTTGGTTTCGGCCGCCTGCTCGGCCTTGAACCACGCGGTATTGACGAGCTTCGTGCTGTTGTCGCCGGCGGCCGGCGCCGGCGTCGTCGAGCCTGCATACAGCGCGAGCGGGCCGCCCATCGCATCGCCGGACTTCTGCACCGCGTTGGCGACGCTGAAGGTCGCGAAGACCCAGACCGTCACGTACTCGTCGGCCGTGAGCGCGGTCGTGAACACGACGTTGACGCCGTCCGTCGCCGTGAAATCGGGCGAAGCGGACGTGCCGGGCTCTTGCGGTGCGCCGTTACGCTGCACGATGATCGCGCCGGGCGTATAGCCGCCTGGAATCGTGATGCTGTTGCCGATGATGCCCGAGAACGAGAACGGCTTAAGCGACGCTTGCCCGCCCGCGCTCGCGAACTTCATCGATGCACCGTCGCTGCACACAATCACGGGCGTTCCGATCGGCAGGACGACGCCAGCGCCGCCGGTCACGCGCGCCGTGATATTGAAATTGCTCGTGGCGTCGTTCTCGATGATCCATTGCCCGGTGCGGCCGGCCGGGAAAACGAGGTCTTTCGTGGCCGTCGGCGCACCCGTGAGCGTAAGCATTGCGACGCCGTATTGCGCTTTGGTGAGCACCGTTGCGGCCGCGCCCGACACGTCGACGACTTCGCGCCCGTTCGATGCGGCGAACAGCGCCGCCATGTTCGCGGCCATCGTCGATTTGTCGCCGACAGGAGGCGTCGCAATGCGGGCGATGCCGCGCGTCACGCCTTGAATCACCCACGCGCCAGCGGCGCCATTGAGCGACGTNNGCCGCGCACGCACGCCGGCACCGGCAAAGAGTTCACCGCCGGTCAGGTCCACGCCGTCACCGCCATAGAGCGGCAGCGGTGCAATGCCACCCTGCGCGGCGTTATTCGGCGTCAAGGTGCACTTGTCGTCATTGGCGAACGCAACGCGAAAACGCACTTCCATGCCGTCAACGAGCTGGTCGACTGCCTGCGGCAGGTTCGCGACGATGTTGTTCTTCGTGCCCGTGTCGGGTGCGTACGTCAGAAAGCCGTCGATCAGGCGACGAAGCAGGTAGCGCGTGCGGTTCGCGAGCTGGCGCGGCCCAATGTTGTCGACGCCGTCCGGGCCGCCCTCAACAGGGTCCGACGTTTCGAGCTGGCGAATGC